TGGTGATGGTGGAAGTAGCCGAAGGCGTACACGCCTTCGGATCGGTGTTCCAGTCGGACGTGGCCGAGAACGTTGTTGGTGTCGTTGTGACCGTGCTGCCAGACAAGAGGGACCACGTCACCGTCGTTGTCTGCAAATGCATTGTGGCGAATGGTTCGCCCATCACTGCAACGAATATCGTTCTTGGTCGCCCACCCGGAGAAATCAAACGTCGAATCCGTCATTTTCTTCCTCTTCGGTTGGTTCTTCGGGCGGTGCCATAGAAGCATCACCCATGGGGTTGATGTTCGGGTTGCTTAGCGAGTCGCCGACTGGCTCTTCGCTTCGAGGCAGACCCAGATAAGATCGTACCTCGTTGGGGGTCATGATCTGAGTGGTGACCATGGCCTGTGCGATCTCCGATACCTTGGTGATCGACACGTTCTGGAATGGGTCACGGAAGTAGTCCACCGTTTGACCCTGCGTCCTTGCCGTCTTGGTGATGAACGTCTTAGACATGCTCAATGTAATCTCCGCCACGATCGGTTCGATCGTACGGTTGTAGTAATTGAGCATCGTCTGCTCATCCGCGGTACCGTTGAACACGGTCTCGGGCATACCGAGCGTGTTGTACAACTGCTGAGTCAGATACTTAATCTGTTCAAGCAAGTTATTCTCGGCCGGTCGGTTCAACTGTGTGAACTTTTCAGCCGCGTCCATATACGCGATACCGAATTGCCCGTTAGACAGCTGGCGTTCCACGTCCCTCATGCGCTTTTCGGCTTCTTCCTTACGCCGTTCAGTTCGAACAGTGTAGGGAAGCTGGACAATAAGATCCAGTTTCTTTCCGGCAGCTGCATTATCGATGCTGTCGAGAATCCGAAGCTTAGAACTAAGTCTAGAAGCCAAAGATCCTCGGCTAGAGGTGATGGACGCTAGCGGATTCTGGACCACTGCAACCAGTCGCTTGGGTAGCTCAACTTGTTCTCGACGCCCTGTTTGCTCGTTGTATACATCGACAACGAGCGACGAGGTCTTAAACTGCGCGATTCTACCGACTCGCATTGCGATGACATCATACGAGTTCGACCCCACAGGTGTCTTCGAGTAATCTGTCGGGACTACTGCAGCGACACCCTCTTCGAGGATAGTGAGGCATAGATCCTGCATGAAAGACCGGGGAGTTTGGTCCACGTTCGGGGCCACGGTAAGGCAGTCGTTAAGACCTGTCTGTAGGTCCTCAACATATGTCTTATCGAAAGCACACCTAACGTGTCGGATCCCGATCTTAGCAACATCGACCGAAATCTGATTGAAAATCGTGTCGATGATGTTAGATTGCGGAATATAGCGGAGTGGAGATCGCTCCATCGGCGCGCTAGACCTCAACTCCACGCTAAACGGTGATTGTTTAGCTTCGGGGTTCAGGAAGGCATTCCATGCGTGTGCGAGACGACCCATGTCACCTCCTTTCTATTCGAATTCGTCGCGATTCTGCTTGTACGCCACGAGAGCGTCCATCATAGCCGCGACCGCATCGATCTTTTGATCGGCGCGCTTCTTATACAGCTTACGGTTGCCGTTTGTATCCGACATAACGATGGAATTACCCATAGCGTATGACATGAGTTCTTGATCGAAATGTAGATGCCTGTCTTGAGCGAGGGCTTTCAGCTCGCCAAGAGGAACCGACTCGGTTTTGGCGCCCTGGATGACCTTAACGATACCATACTCGCCGTGTTCGGTACCCCATCGCATGATGAAGTCTTTAGCGTTGTACGGGTCGAAGCCTACAGCACGAACATCATACTCGTTCTCCTCGATGAACGAAACGACGTCGTCATAGACTTCCATCATGTCTAGGATTGTACCATCAAGGACTCGAAGAGATCCTTCGCGAATGAAGTGCTCGTACTTCTCTCTAGCTGCGCCCGGCAGTTTTAGGTGGGTTCTCGACGAGATGTAACATCTGGTCTTGACACCGAAGCTATCAGACGTTAGCGGGAACAGGAATGTGAACGCACAGAAGTCATCACCCTGTGAAAGGTCGAGGCCCATAGCGCACGGCATTCCCCAGAACTCTCGTTGGCGATGGGGCAGCGTCTCCTGATAAGTGAAGAAGTACGTGTAGCCTTCCATCGGGATACCAAATCGCTTAGCGAGGATGTCGTTCCTAGCTTCCGGGACATTCTCGGCACGATTCACGTCGCGCTGATATGTCTCGTACGATACAGTCCTGCCGATGTTTGGCTGAGCCTTCATCCACATGTCAGGATTACCTACTTCACTCACATCGTCCAAACGGTAATGCCATATGGAAGTGTGGGGATCGTAGTACTCACCCTTTAGGATTTTCGCAAGTTCCATTTTGATGCTATCGCCGACCGAGTTACGAACAGTACCCTCGGAGGAGATAGCAACGATCAACCAGTCGTCGATCTTGGACGCGCCCTGCTCTAGAGCACCAACGACATCCTCTCGAACGTCGCCGGAAAGCCATTCGTCGACGGTGTTGATCTTTGTTCTTAGGCCCTGAAGCTTGTCGATCCTCATAGGACGGACCTCGATAAGAGATCCATTCAGAAAGTTCTCAACACCCTTCTTGGTGGACGCGAGTTGCTGACGCATTGCCCGGTTACCGGTGGTGTTTTGCAGAGAACCTACTGTGAGGAATTTGAACAGAGGCCCCGGTGTTCTCGCGACGGCTGTTCGGATCGGAGACAATGTCTCTTCAGCCTGGGCCATTGTTGGGGCTGTTGCAATCTGGTGGGTCGAGGACGAGTCTATGTTCAAGAAGTACGCGTGCAGGAACGCCGCGTACATCGACTTGGCCGCGCCACGAGCCACGATCAGGTATTGCTTGTTAACGAGTCGCTTCTTGATACGCTTAGTGACATAGCGTCCGCTATGTCCGTCTTCGTAAGGCTCGTATACTGAAAGTTCTTCGAAGTAGAACCATGACAGAAGCGACTCCGCCCACAGTTTGAAAGATGGGAGCATCTTGACTGGGGAACCATCGGTCAGAGTGAGTTCCGCTTCGCAGTAAGCGATGAACCCGTCAATGGCGGTACTATCGTAATAGTATCGAGGATTCTCGATCAGCTGATCGATCCTATTCATCTCCTTAGAGACTTCCTGACAGACAGGAATGTCTCCTCGGATTACTGCGTCACGGAACTCCGCGTAGTATTTCGGAGTTTCTGTGTTGGACAGCATGGTTACTGGAGGTTTCCAACCGCCGTCTGGAACTGACGTTCATATGCGTTGACCGCCTGGTCCAGGAACTGCTGTGCGTATTCACGAGTTCGTGGTTCGTTCTTCGGCATTCGAATGCCTGTACCGGTGTAGACGTGAACCGCCTTCACCGCGTAGTCACGATAGCCCTTCAGGAAGTCCTCGTGGTTCTGATGGTTCTTGTAGTAGTTGAGCGTCTCGTTAGATTCGTTGATCTTACGAATTCGCTTCTTGTGAGAAGTGAGTCGCTGAGGATCAACTGCCTTATGACGCTCCTTGGCCGCCTCGTATCCTGCCTTTCGGGCGGCTTCGCGAACGGGGTCCTTTCGAACGCCCCATCGCATGCCCTTAACGCCAAAGTGGGCGAGGGAGTCACTTAGGTCGGATCTGTGACCATACATTGTAGATCGATTCTCCCTTCTTGGTGAAGACCGAAGACGACGGGTCCTTAAGCTTGTTGAATGCGAAATCAGCACCCATGAAAGCGCTGTTAATCGCGATTGAAGCGCCCTTCTTGATTAGCTGGTCCTCGAAGCTTGTCTTGAACTTGTTTGCGATACGCTTAGATGTCGACTGCGGTGCGAGCGACAAATATTGACGCTCTAGGTTCGCTCGAGCGATCCGGTTCTGGAGTTCCTGATTCGACATACTCCGAGCCTCTTGCTTTCGGCTCTGATATGGGTTCTGTCGTACGACGACTCCTCGTCCAGGATCCCTACGAACGCCCCAACGCATACCCTTAACGCCGAAATGGGCAAGGGAGTCATCGTATAGGGGTGTCAATGCTCATCCTCCATTCGAGTTCGTTCTTGGCCTTAGTAAGAGCGTCCTGAACCGTAGCAGAGGCCGACGGATCGAAGAGCAGCTTTACACTAAGCTTGATATAAGTGAGTACAAAACTCGGAATCGAGTAAGCATCGACGTCTTTGTTGTAGTCAGGAGTCTTGTCCAAGATCTGGCCAAGGGTGAATACAGAGACGTCGATATGACTGGCGATGGCGTCATCAAACGACGTATCATCGTCCTCGATACCGAGATAGTCCTTCACACTCTGAAGTATGCTCACCATAGAATGGTGTCTCCTTCCGTTCGGACATGACCGACGAACCTGGAAGTCTCCAGGGTTCCGTAGTGTATCGCATTGTGTGTGTCGAGAGACACTGTAATGAGATTCTCTGGATCCAGGAGCGACCTACTTCGGTGCAGGACGTCGTCGGGGGTGATTGGATTGATGTGATGTATGTACACCGCATCAAAAATTTCGTAACCTTCGCACGCGAGGTCTCTTCCGAAATCTCGAGTGATGATATGGTTGCGTAGATCGCGCCACTCCCGGGACGTGTAGAACGTTTGATTCAGATGTCTCTGTTGTGCAAACGTCTGTTCTCCAACTACGCCGGTTAGACGCAGGTATCGGTATCGTTCCTCGAAGGATGGTAGCTCAATGCATTCAGAATACGTCTTCAGATCCACCGGAGTACCTCCTCATGGCGTCGACGGCTTCCTTAACAAGCTCCTCGGTGCGTGCGGCAGACGCAATGCTTTCTGCCTTGGCCTTGACGAGCTCGGTTTCCTGGCGAAGCTTCTCTCT